TGGGGCAGTGGGGCATGTTGATTATGTCGTTCTATTTTGGCGGCAGAACGCTTGAGAAAATTATTGATATGAAGAGCAAGAAATGATTGTCACTCTTGATCAGTTGCGCGAAGCAACCGGCGCTACCGAAGCAAACGCTCAGAAGTATTTAGAGTCGCTGAATACTGCAATGCAGCTATACGGCATCGACACCAAAGAGCGTGTAGCAGGTTTCTTAAGCCAGATCGGCCATGAATCTGGTGCGTTATCTCGGGTTGTTGAGAACCTCAACTATCGAGTAGAAGCGCTGATGTCGCTGTTTGGCCGTCAGCGGATTAGCGAAGATGACGCTAAAGCGTTTGGCCGGAACGACGCTATTAAACAACCTGCCGATCAAGAGTCAATTGCCAATATCATTTACGGCGGTCCGTGGGGGGCGAAGAACCTCGGAAACACGGAGTTTGGTGATGGCTGGAAGTACCGGGGCAGAGGCCTAAAACAACTGACTGGCCGGTATAATTACAAGGTTTGCGGCGATGCTATGGGCGTGAATCTAATAGATCAGCCTGAGATGTTAGAACAACCGCTGCCAGCGGCTTTGTCGGCTGCATGGTTCTGGCGTACCAAGAAGCTAGATCAATTTGCCGATAGTCAGGATATTGAAAGCTTGACCCGGGCTATTAACGGCGGGACACTGGGTCTTGATGAGCGCAAACGTTTATTCGCGGCAGCTATGACAACGTTAGACGCTACCGCATAAACACACAGGAAGCGCGATGCTTAAGAAATTCTTACTAAAGCCTGTGGTCTGAGATGAGCGCACAGGCTTGCCCAGCAAGAATTACTTACAAAGACGCGGTTTTTTTGCGCTCCCAATATGCTTTCCGGGCGGCGGCTAACTTAGCTCTGTATTCAGGAGTGTCAAACCGTTTGCGCTTCTCTTGGTATTCAGGAGATGCAAGCGTAGCTTTAAGACGTTCTTTTCTACGTGCTAAAGCTTCTGGGTCTGCCATCTTTTCTCGGCGTTTCCCTTGTGCGGCCCTGATTCCAGCGATGCGTTTAGCATCAAACCCTGGATCTTTGCCGTTGCGTTCTGCCCAGGATTTCATGGCTGGGTTACTGTGTAGACTTACAGCAAGTTTTTTGCGTATTTCTGGATCTAATAAACGTTTAGATCCAAGTCGTTTGTTAATGACCTTGGCCTTATGTTCTGGATCTTTCCATTTTTCAGATAACAACTGTTTAGTCTCTTCGGTGGCAAGATGAAATTCGCCGCCACGAGAAATGTTGGTAAGTGTCCCAGTCCCGTCTTTAATACGGCCAAGCTTCAAAATAAGATCTTGCTCCATTGCTCGCGCGGCTTCTTCGTCGGCAACGTGAAACAGTTCTACAATTACATTTGCCGGTCCAATCTGATTCAAAAGATCCAAGCATTGTTTGTTGCGATGCGAGGTTTTGTAGGGGCTAAACCGTCTTGCGTTCTTGGCCATGCCAACGTAAAACGGAGTTCCGTCAGGTTGCTTCCAAATGTATACGTACATAGTGTTCTCCCGGTTTAGAGACTCAAGAGTACCATAATGCTTAAAAAGTTCCTATTAAAGCCTGGATGCAACCGCGAAAATACGCGATACACCACGGAGGGTGGCTGGTATTCGTCTGACAAGGTTCGCTTCCGTCAGGGCACACCGGAGAAGATTGGAGGCTGGGCGCGGATCAGTGCTAATACGTTCTTAGGTATTTGCCGTTCATTGTGGGTCTGGGCTAACCAAGCAGGCGATGTGCTACTTGGTGTTATGACCTCTACTAGACAATATGTATCGTTTAACGGCGTGTATGAAGACATCGGAACAGATACGTTCTTGACCAACGGCGCGACATTCGCTGCCACGACAGGTTCTTCTATTATTACCGTCTCGTCTAATTTAAATCCTGCTACTACCTATTGGGCAGGTGCTTGGGTGATAATTAACGGCGCGGCCAGCCTTGGCGGTGTTATTACTGGGCCTGTTCTAAACAAGAAGCACACCATTGTCAGCGTTGTAAACGCTACCGCCGGAACCTTTACGATTGACGTAGGTGTTCAAGCCAACTCCAGCGATGTTGGGAACGGCGGTGGTGCTGCTACGGCACGGTTCTTTGAGCCTGCTTGGAGTCAATACGCCAGCCAAGCCAACTTCGGTCAGAATTTGTTATTTAACTACCGTGGTGGGTTCTTGTGTGCTTGGAACGGTTCGTGGGGATTCTTTATCGGTGCTAAGACCGTTACGGTCTCTTGTACCGGTGGAGGTAACTTATTCGTTACCACTACGAACTCGTACGACGGGCCAACGAATTCAGAAACACCTTTACCGGTTATTTTCAATACAGGCGTATCCCCTTTAGTAGCCAACACTACGTATTATCTTCGCAAAACCGTCAATGGCCCGGCTAATGTATTTAGAGTTTTTGCAACCGCTGATTACTCCGGGTCGCCTATTAATGGGGTTGGAACGTTTTCTACGTCCGATACGGTAAACATTAGTGCTACTCGTGTGTTTGATACCGGGACGGCGGCTAATTCACCGGATGCTGTGAACTACATGATAGTTTCAGACATCTTTAGGTTTGTCTTTTGTTTCGGCGTTAACAACTACGGCATTACCGGCGGTTCTTTTCCGTATAAAGACCTCATCTCACCTATGCTGGTTCGGTGGTGCGATCAGGAAAACTATAACGACTGGACCCCATCCGCTACCAATCAGGCAGGCAGTCTTGTCCTTTCTAGAGGTTCTGAGATCATCACCGCCGCTCAGGCCCGGCAAGAGGTGTTGGTCTGGACAGACTCAGCCCTTTATTCCCTTCAATACCTAGGAGCAGACCCGTGGTGGGGCGCTCAGATTGTTGGCGATAACCTGTCTATCGTCAGTCAGAACGCTTGGGCATACGCCGCAGGAACAGCATTCTGGATGGGTAGAGACAAGTTCTATCTCTACAACGGTAACGTCAATACGCTTAACTGTGACCTTAGACAATACGTGTTTAGCGACATCAACACCGCTCAGTACGATCAGGTCTTTGCTAGTACGAACGAAGGGTTTAATGAAGTCTGGTGGTTCTATTGTTCTGCCAACTCATCGACCATTGACCGTTACGTCGTCTATAACTACGTTGAGAATCTCTGGTATTACGGGAACATGGCCCGGACTGCATGGGCAGATTCGGGTTTAAGAGACTACCCAATCGCAGCTACGTATATCAATAATCTTGTAAATCATGAGTACGGAGTTGATGATGACTCTACCGGGACGCCTGTAGCGATCCCGGCTTCTATTACGTCTTCTGAGTTCGACGCAGATGACGGCGATAAGTTTGTCTTCATAAAACGTGTTCTGCCTGATCTTACGTTTAGAGGTTCAACCGCCGGGAGCCCGAGCGGTGTTTTAACGTTTAACGTACTTAAGAACTCCGGGTCAGGATATATATCCCCGGCTTCTGAGGGTGGTAGTAACGACGCCACCGTTACGAGAACGGCTACGGTTCCTATCGAAGCATTCACCGGGCAGGTTTATGTACGGCTCCGTGCTAGGCAATTGTCTATGAAGTGGGAATCAACAGGTTTAGGCGTAACATGGCAGCTAGGTGCTATGAGGCTAGATATGCAGCCTGACGGCAAGGCATCTGGATCGGGGGTTTCCGGTGGCTAACTTTGTTGTTACAACTGACTATGCGCTTAGGCAGGTTCCGCCTCCGGCGTTACCTAGCGCTCAACCTTCGTACTCTCAGGCGTATCAGGATCAGTTTAATAACGTTCTAAGGCTGTACTTCAACCGCCTAAATTCGCTGCTGGGGCAACTTATGGCAACCGGATCTTCCTCATCAGGGATTTTGATTTCCTTCCCCCCGACTGCGCTAGATGCGTTTGGTAGACAACGCGTAAGCGAACCTTACTCATTGTTTGATAGTCAGAATCGCTACGCTGCTGATAACCAATTTAGTACGTATACCAGCGGGACAGGTTCTTCGACATATAACGCTAATCAAGCGTCAATGTCTCTAACGGTCACAAGCGGTGGAGTCGGTCAGGTTATTCGTCAAACCTTTCGTAGATTCCCATATCAGCCGGGCAAAGGGCTGTTGGTATTAGCTACGTTTGTCATGAGTGGCAGTACAGCCTCCACTCTTTATCAACGCGTAGGGTACTTTGATTCACAAAACGGCGTGTTCTTCCAACGGCGTACGGGTATTAATTCATTCGTTCTGCGTTCTTATATCTCTGGTTCTGTAAGTGATGCACGGAAAGTAGATCAGTCAGATTGGAACGGCGACAAGTTAGACGGGACCGGTGCAAGCGGGTTAACGTTAGACGTTACTAAAGCGCAGATTCTATGGATGGACTTTGAATGGTTGGGTGTTGGATCTGTGCGCTGTGGTTTTATTATTAACGGTCAATATATCGTTTGTCACACGTTTAATAATGCTAATGATATTTCTACCGTTTATATGACCACTGCAATTCTGCCGGTCAGGTATGAAATAGATAGCACTACCGTAGCCGTAGCGGCTACTCTTACGCAGATTTGCTCTTCTGTAATCTCAGAAGGTGGGTTTGAACAAACCTCTATAGATCACGTAGCCAGACGCACGACTGAATTCTTAAACATTGACACTACTGCTACGTTCTTCCCAATCGTTTCTATTCGTCTTGCATCAACGGCGTTAGGAGCAGTTGTGCTACCTAACAGGGTTCAGTTCTTACCGCTGACTAACCAGAATTACGAAATCGCTCTGTTGAAAAACCCAACGTTGACAGGCGCTACATGGGCGGCGACAGTCCCTTCAGATGCCAATGTTGAGTATGACGTAGCAGCCACGGCTATCACAGACGTTGGCACTATAGTTCAAACAGATTACATTACGTCTTCAGGCAGCGCAGGCGTCAGCAACACTAGCGCCCCGACGGGGTACAACTGGGACTTGCAGATTGGGGCCTCGCTTGCAGGGGCTAGTGATGTCTACACACTTGCTGTTAGAACCGTGTCAGGCGCTACAAAAGGGTCTGGCGTTGGATCTATATCCTTCTACGATCTGACGCAATAAGCCACTAAAGGCACAACATGGCTGACCAATCCGCAGTCGATAATATTTACCGCCAGATAACCGGCCAAGTCAAAAACCTTGGCACGGCTAAAAACTGGCAGGGTTCCGCTGTAGGAGCGTTCGGCGGTGTCAACGGTATGGCTTTGCAGATGGCTAGAGACCTAGCATCGCGTGGCATTACCAGTAT